GCATCTAAACTAAACCCAGTTGGTAAAGTTCCGCTATTTACTTGGTAACTTTCAAAAGGCTCTGTTCCACTTATCACAATAGGGTTAGCACTTCCGCTTGAATTGATCTCAGCCGATATTGGTGCATAAGCTATTACGGGTTGAGTGAATACATCAGTTGAAAGCATCCAATCAACTCTTGTATCTGAGCCACCACCTGAAACACCCTCCCAAGCCGAGCCGTTCCAAAATTGAACCGCATTAATACTATTATTAATTATTAAAGTACCTTTTTCATCTGTACCCCAACCGCTTGAAAAAGCATCTCTTTCCGCCGTTGTATATCCTACGTTTGCCCCGTTTTTTATATTAAAACCCATTATGCCTCTAAATTAAAACCGCTCATATTTTCCCAATTTGAGCCGTTGCTTATTATTAAATATCCTAAATCAGTATCGTAATACAATTTTACTTCTCCGTTTTGTAGCGGTCTGTTTGCCGTTGTTCCTCTTTGAATTACAAAAGCCTCGCTACCTCCCGAGGCCGACTTAAAACCCGTGTTTGCTCTTAAAAAATTTACAAAAGTTGTTTCATCAAATGCAGTATCTCCAGCCTCATTGTAAATATTTGGAATATCTGAAACCAATATTAACAACTTTCCTATTCCTATTCCGCTTTGCTCAACTATTGAATAGTTTAAATTGTCGCCCGATTTGGTATAAACTGAGAAAGCCTTTGGATATTCCAAAACGCTCCCGGCTCCGTCCTCATAGATAATATAATTACCCGATACGTAGAGTTTTTTCATATTTTAAAATTGAGTTATTAATATTTTTTCTTCAAAATAAGGCTCGGTAAATGGTAAATAAATAGCCTTTTGCCCCGTAAAATCTCCCGAGGCCATTATTGTTATTGTATTGGCTACATCATCAACCGCATTAACAAGGTATTCAACCTCATTAATTTTTACGTAATCATTAGCATAAAGGTAGTCAACGTCTAAAACGTCCAACCTAATTAAGCCTCCTCCTAAATCTGTGCTTGAATTGATTAACTCCGATTTTACGGCATTATCATTTAAAAAATCTAAAGACCCCCTATTAAAATACCCTACGCCTAAGTTATACCTATCACTTGCAAGTGAGTTGTTAAATTGACTTGTTACATTAACAGAATTTGAATTATTTATCTGTGAATTTCCTGAGCTAGTGCTTACAAAATTATCTCTTTGGTAATAAAAATAACAGGCCCCTAATAAGTAATCTTTGTACCCGCTTTCTAATAGATCTTGATACTTATCTTTTGTTGCGTTGGTTTCAACGTCAGCATAAAAATCAGTGCCAAAGTCCTCAGTTATTAGTTGTTCCTCTACTTGGTTTAGATATTCCTCAAAAGTAGGTAAATTAAAAGAAGATACCGCAATGCGATACCTCCCTTTAAAATCATTTTTATTAATTAAATAAGACATTTTTAAACTAGTTTAAGTTTCTTAAAAATACCATAAAGCTCAAAAGTTAGCTCAACCTCATCGCCTTTTTTATGGTTTTTACTATTAACTAAGATAGTAAATTTTTTTAAACCCTTATACTCTTTTATTTCGTCTTTTTTTGGTGTCGCTTTACTTACTCCCATAATATATAATTTAATTAAAAAAAGGGGCTATTAAACCCCTTTAAAAGTTATTAATTAACCCGCTTTTGTTATTGCAGTTACAGCCGTTGAAATAGTTCCATAAACAATAGCTTTTGCTTTGTTAGTAGAAATTACGTTACAAGCTCTTAACTCTCCAACCATAGTAACTAAGTTGTTCGTTAAATCGTTTCCGTCATAACCTACCTCAATATTGAAGTTCTCCCAGTTGTATAATTCAACCGCGTTACGATCATAAACTAAGAATTTATCAGCCGTTAAACCAGCATTCTCAACAACAGGAACCCCCATAAATAAGAATTGACCATTTACATAAACCGCGTCAGTTGACTTAGTCATTAACATTAAAGCATAATCAGCTGGGTTAAGCATAATTACGTTAGCACTGTAACCCTCTAAAGATATTTGAGTTAAAGCCGTTCTAATTACATCAAAAGTGTTAGGGTTAGCCACAGCTAAAGCAAAATCTCCCGCAGTCCAAGCAGTCGCCTTTGTTACAATTCCGTCAATAGCATTTGCACCTCCAGCTCCCGAAAGTACCTCAGTAGCTAATTTGTCTAAAACAACTGTTCTTAATTCGTCATTAATAGCACCTCTCATATAAGATACATCGTTTAACATCTCTCTAGATACCTTAACGAATGCAGTAATTTTCTGAACGTGAGTTCTTTCAATAACAAAATCAAAGTCAACTTGGTTTTTAGCAGTACCCTCAGCAGTGTACCCAGCCGCTCCGTCTCTATTTCTCTTGTCAACCCACTCAATAAAAGGAGAACTAGCGTTACGACTAGAAACATAAGCTAACACGTTGTTAATTGGCGTTAAAGGTAAGTCATTAAATAATGGTAATCTTTGAGCTTGAACATAGTCCCCGCCTGAGTAGTTACCCGTTACCATAGTTCCTGACGCCTTAACCTCTAATTTGATTTTTCCCTCTTTTGTGCTTTGTAATCTTTCAAAGTCTTTCTCTTTTGAGGCCATTAACTCTTTTAAAGATACTTCGCCCTTTTCTTTGCTAGGAATTGATGCCTTAATAGCTACTCCCATATCTTTTAAAGCCGAGTTCATTGCTTTTTGTTGATCTACTAAAGTTTTTGTAAACTCCTCCTTTAAACTAGTAATATCCTCTTTTGAGGCCTTAGTTTCAATAGCCGTTTCAATAGCCTTTCTTTGCCCGTCATTATACTCATTGTATAACTCCGCTTGTTTTCCAGCCTCTAACTCTGCAAATTTCTCGCTAGAAAGCTCTTTTTTTGTTAAAAATTCGTTGAATTTCATAATAAAATAAATTAAAGTTTAGATAAATTTAAGAATAAATTTGTTTTCTTTTTTAACGGCTCGTCATTTTTAACTGACTTTGCAAATGTCGGGTTAAATTTGGCAAGTGTTTCATATTCAAAACAAAGTTTTCTAAGTTGTAATTCTATTAAGTCGCCTCCTTTGGCTACCATTTTTAATAATTGCTCTCTTTGTAGTGCTATCCTTTCTAATATAGCCTCCTTTTGCTCTAGGCTTTTAATTGCTGTTAAATTTGGCGTTTCCGAGTTTGCCCCTAGTCCAACCATTGACCCCTCAAATAATTTAACCTCATTAAGCTCCCAAGCTCCGCCCTCTAGCTCTTTCATTTTATCGCCAACATACATAAAACCGACTGAATGCTCTCTTATAATGCCCTCTTTGTACATTCTAAAGGCGTCCTCGCCGTCTGTATGCGTTCCAAGTTCACTCTCAAAATAAAGCCCCTCGGTATGCTCCTCTAATACTTTTAAGTTTCCTATTGGCCTATTCATGTCGTGAAAGGCTAAATGTAAAATTTTTCTATTAGATTGAGAATTTACGCCCCTTTCTTGTATGGACTTAGCAAATGCCCCCTTTGCAAAAACTTCATTATGAGCGTCAATATTTCCAAAACTAGCAAAATACCCCTTTACTAATCTTTTACCCTCATTATCTTTTACCTCAAAATCTAAGGCATTACTCTTCTGGCTGTACCCCTGTTTTTTCATCATCTTTCTGTATTGCTAAAATTTCATCAGTGTTTATATCAATTTCTACTTTCCAAGAATAGTTAAAAGCTTGTAATATCCTTTGCATTAAAGGAATACAAACATCATTATAATAGTCCCTCGTTGCGTCCTGTCTATTGTTATAAGTTTTGTTTTGAGGATCATTAAATAAAGCACTATCAACCCCAAAACTAGAGCATATAACTCGTAAAAACGAGGTGCTAGCCGTGTCCAGCATTAAATCTTTTGGCGTTTTTCCTATCTCTGTGTACGTCATTGGTACATCTGAAGTTAGTATCTTACCATATTGGTTGCTCCCTCCCGACCTTTCAGTGAATTGTTGGTCTATCTTTTGCCTTTCCTTTGCTGTTAGCGGTAAGGTTGCCTCGCTAGAACTCACAAACCCAATAGCCCCCTTATTTTTAAATAAGTGGTTTTGTGCATTGATAACCTCATTACTGGCTGTATAGGTTTTTTGCAAAGCTCTCAAAGGACTTAAACCAAACCATTGGTCGTCCCCAGTGTCTACAATATTCGCAAATTTAATATGTATTAGCTCAGCGGGTAAAATCTTTGTTTGTCTGCCGTTTCCATTGTCATAAATAGCATAAGCAAAGTTCCCCTCTCCGTCAAAATATGGGTCTAAATAAATTACACTAAGTATCTTTAAATCATCAGGAACTCCGATACCATAATAACCCTCTGAATAAGCAAAAGCATTCCCGCTAGAAAGCAAAGAGGTTACAATAGCCTCAAATAAATCAATTTGAAACATATTATCATTTGGCTTTGCAATTAAATCTAAAGCCTCTGTGCTTGTTGAGATTAAAGGCAACCTAGCAACTGTCTTAGATATTCGGTTTATTACTTGGTTTACAAATGGGTTTTCTGCATAACCTTTTAAAAGATAGTTGTTAAAGTTTGCCTCCTCATCAAAAGAATTATTAAATAAGTCTTGAATTTCTCTTTTAGAGTAAAAGCCAACCGACTTAACATCTAAGCCTAGTAGTTTACTTCCTATTTTTCGTCTTAAATTTTCAAACATATTATCTTATCTATAATGTGCGAGGCTATACCTAACGGCATCAATTAAATGGTTGTTTTTGTCCTCGGGTATTGTTTTGCCCGCTTTTTCAATATAACTATAATTTTGAAACTCTTTTTGTAAATTTACACTTTTTTTATTTAAGTATATTTTAAACGACTTAATTCGCTTAATTCCCTCAATAATTGTACCCGCTCCTTTTTTTGCTGGAACGGCCGAAATATTATAATTTAGCCTTAAATCTGCGATACTTTTTGGCTCGGCACTATCACAAAAAATAATATCATCTCCGACTATCGGCTTAATTATCTCAGCAATTTCTCCATTTAATAAGCCTTTTTTATATAAAATTTCACTTATATAAATATTATTCCCGTTTATTATCGTTTCTACGCACCCGTTAGGATCATTAGCATAACCAAAGTCCAAGCCGAAAAACTTGTAATCGTACTCCTTAGGTTTTTCCTCATCGCTAAAGAAATTATAGTTTTTAAATATTTTGTTTTCAGCGTCAGCCCTTTCTCCTTGGCCGTAAACTTTCCACATAAATTCATCAGCCGTACCTAGTAGTTTATTTCTTTCGGTTGGCTCATAACCTAATATTTTTTTTCTAACCTCATCAGGTACAAAGGGGTTATCTAATACAGTTGACTTAAACAGCAAAACGTCATCTCTGAGGTCAGCAACATTATAAGCCCAATGGTCCGTAGTGCTAGGGTTGTAATCTAATATCCAAAAAAGGGTTGTTCTTTGCTCTAATTGGTCAAAAGTAAATTGGCCTATTGGCATAATCTCATTTAACCAAAATATATCCTGTTTTAGCCCGTGGGTTTTGTTTGGGTTGTCATTTACTCCGATATATCTAATAAGGTTGCCATTAAATTTTATATGCTTTTCAGACTTATTCCAAGAGTAATCAGGTCGGGTGCTAATTCCGATTGAGTGAAATATTTCAAACATATCGGGGAGGATAGTGTCTTTAATATCTGTTAAAGTTTCACGGCCTATTGTTATCGTTACTCCAGTATTTTGCAATAAATAGATTGATAAAAATTGTATAATTGCGTATGTTTTTCCGCTCCTAGATCCACCCTCTAATATTATACCCCTTTTGTTTTGGTAATTGCTGTTAAGAATATCAAAATTTTTGCTTACCTCTATCATAGTAACAAATATAAAAAAAATAACGTAGTATAAAGGCAATTAAAAAAGCCTTTATACGGACGTTGGTATTAATTTGACCTAAAAACCAAATGATAGAATCAATCAGACATTTTTTTAATTTATTATTTGACAATTCTAAATCTTGGACTTTTAGAGCTGCTGCTGGAAT